TTCTATATGTTTGCAGGTAACCACGACTTGTACTACAAAGACAAGCGTGATGTAAAGTCAACTGAGTTTGCAAAGCACATTCCTAACATAACAGTGGTAGACGAAATACAAGTTATTGAAGATGTAGCATTGGTTCCGTGGTTAGTAGGTGATGAATGGCGTAGAATTGAGAAGTTACAATCTAAATACTTGTTTGGACACTTTGAACTGCCTAGTTTCTATATGAATGCAATGGTACAAATGCCAGACCACGGTGATTTAAAAAGCGAACACTTCAAGAATCAAGAGTATGTGTTCTCAGGACACTTTCACAAGCGGCAACAACAGGGTAAGATCCACTACATAGGTAATGCTTTTCCACACAACTATGCAGATGCTTGGGATGATGACCGTGGTATGATGATATTGGACCGTGAGAACGATGCAGAACCAGAGTATATCAACTGGCCAGACTGTCCTAAGTACCGTACAGTCAAGTTATCACAACTGATTGACGAAAAAGACACACTAATCAAGCCAAGTATGTACTTGAGAGTAACACTTGACATTGATATTAGTTATGAAGAAGCTAGTTATATCAAAGAAACGTTTATGGAACAATATAAATGTAGAGAAATAACACTTATTCCACAAAAACACATCGAAGAAATTAACACAGACTTGGATATCGAACAGTTTGAAAGCGTAGATCAGATTGTAAGTAACGAAATCCAAGCAATTGACAGCGAACAGTTCAACAAAAAACTGTTATTAGACATTTACAACGAGTTAGTATGATAAAAATTAAAGATCTCACAGTAAAAAACTTTATGAGTGTGGGTAATGTTACCCAAGCAGTTGACTTCAACAAGGAGCAACTTACTCTAGTGCTTGGTGAAAACTTAGACCAAGGAGGTGACGATACAGGATCACGCAACGGTACAGGTAAAACAACGATAATCAATGCATTATCCTACGCCTTGTACGGCCAAGCACTAACTAATATCAAGAGAAACAACTTGATTAACAAAACTAACAGCAAAGGTATGTTGGTTACACTAAATTTTGAAAAAGGCAACAACAAATATCGTATCGAACGCGGTAGATCGCCTAATGTGCTGAAGTTTTTCATTAATGACCACGAACAGCAAGAAGATATCAATGAATCACAGGGTGATAGTAGACAAACACAAAAAGATATAGATGATTTGTTGAATATGAGTCACGATATGTTCAAACACGTTGTTGCATTGAACACATATACAGAACCTTTCCTAAGTATGCGAGCAAATGATCAACGTGCAATCATTGAACAGTTACTTGGTATTACTATTCTTACTGAAAAAGCAGATTTACTCAAAGAAAAAGTTAAACAAACAAAAGAATATATCACAGAAGAAACATTAAAGATCAATGCTATTGAATCAAGTAATAAAAAGATTGAACAGAGCATTGAAACGCTTGCAGGAAGACAAAAAGCGTGGTTTGCAAAACAAAAACAAGATATAGAAAAACTAGATAAAGCAATTGAAGAACTAGAAAAGTTAGATATTGAAGCAGAACTAGATGCACACGACAAATTAGTGAATTGGACTGAATTAAACAATCGTGTTACAAGTCTTAATAAAGAAAAAGCAACACTCGAAACTGCACTTATGAGAGCAACCAAAAGTGTTGACAAAGCAGAGAAAGATATTGAAGAATTAGTTGATGCTATTTGCTATACCTGTGGACAAGAGCTACACGCAGATAAAAAAGCTGAAATTGAAAAGAAAAAAACAAAAGAATTGAACGATGCACTTGCATATCAAACAGAAGTTGCAGATAAATTAGAAACTACAATGAGTTTGCTAACAGATATAGGCGAAATTAACGGACGACCAGATACTTTTTATGAAAGTGCAAAAGAAGCTTATGAACATAGAAACAATGTAGATAACTTTCGTCAAAGTTTGGTAAGTAAACAGCAGGAAGAAGATCCTTATCAAGCACAGATTGACGATTTAACAGACACAGCTCTTCAAGAAATTGATTGGCAAAGTGTAAATGACTTGACTAATGTAAAAGAACACCAAGAGTTTCTTTTGAAACTGTTGACAAACAAAGATTCTTTTATACGCAAAAAGATAATTGATCAAAATTTGGCATATTTGAACAACAGGCTTACATATTATTTAGACAAACTAGGCTTACCACATCAAGTAGAGTTCCAAAACGATTTGTCAGTTGAGATTACACAACTAGGACAAGATTTAGACTTTGATAACTTGAGCAGAGGCGAACGCAACAGGCTAATATTAGGTATGAGTTGGGCATTCAGAGATGTTTGGGAATCATTGTATCAAGGTGTAAATTTATTATTCATTGATGAACTTATTGACAGTGGTATGGATACTGCTGGTGTTGAACATAGTTTGGCTGTGCTAAAGAAAATGGGTAGAGAACGTAGAAAAAATGTTTTCCTTATTTCGCACAAAGACGAACTTGTTGGTAGAGTGAATCACGTAATGAAAGTTATAAAAGAAAATGGATTTACATCATACGAAAACGATGTTGAAATTATAGAATGAACGACGACACACACGATGAACTAGCAAAGGCATATTTTGAATATTTCAAGGCAAACGAAAAGTTTGAACAAAGTCCTAGTGAAGCAACAAAACGCAGTGCTAGAAGAGAACTTAGAAATCTTATTAAACTAGCAAAGGCAAGACAAGAAGAGATAGCAAAAAAATATCAAGAGGTACTAAAAGGCTACAGAGAAAACCAGAAATGGCAAACAAATAGAAAACATCCGTATACATAGTTTATGCATTGGACGTACAAAGGTAAAAAAGTAGAATCAATACCTGACGAATACGAAGGCTTTGTATATCTGATAACAAACAAAAAGACGAAACAAAAATACGTAGGCAAGAAGTTAGCAAAATTTAAAACAACCAAGCCACCATTGAAAGGCAAAAAGAACAAACGTCGAGGCTACAAAGAAAGCGATTGGCGTGAATACTGGGGAAGTTCAGATAGACTGAACGAAGATGTAAAACAACTAGGCGAAAAAAACTTTACTCGTGAAATACTTTACTACTGCAAAAGCAGAGCAGAGATGAGTTACATTGAAGCACGAGAACAGTTTGATAGGCGAGTATTAGAAACAGACGAATACTACAACGGCATCATCAATGTAAGAGTTGGTGGTTCAAACAAACTACGCCAGGCACTACTAGAACACAAATAGGCTATATAACGAGCTCTGAAAAAAATCCAAGATCCAGCCGAGGTAATGCTCGTGGCCGGTGGTGTGGTATGCTCGCGTGAAGAAACATACGATAGGTTTTAAAGGATTGTGGCTCTGAGAAAAAGCAACCACAGGGTAAGTGTTTTCGCTTGTTAGGGAATAACTGCCTTCCGTTGATATGACGAAGCTAGAGTAGGAGGATACAGGTCAACCGCCTCCGACAATGTAAATTGAATCTCTTTTGACAAGATGGCTGAAGCGACTCGAATAATGCTCAAAAGCTACCTTCGCCCGGCAACGGGCGAATTATGACTTCACAATCTGAATAATACTAAAAGCATATGCATAGCATATGCCTTATTAATATTGTTATCAAGAACTAATGATTCGTGTTGAGTGATAACGAAAACACAGTTGAACGTAGTTCAACTTATATAAACTAAATACATTATACAGCTGGAACACGTATGAATGAAATTAGTTGAGTTAATATCTGAAGAAAAAATTATAATCAAGGAAGAAGCTATCAAGATTGAGCCATTGACAAGGTTGTCTGTTGGTGGTATAGATTATAAATGGAATGAAAAAACTAATCAATTTGTAGATGCAAAGACAAATAATCCTGCTAAAGCTAGTGTTGCTGCTAAATTAAAAAAAACATATAAAGATTTAAATGCAAAACCTAATTTTTCCGATCCAAGCAAAGCAAGAGCTGTGCCGGTTAACAATGGATTTTTGGTCAACTTAAAAGATCAAACTTTTAAATTTACTACAGAAAAAGATGCAAACAAGTTTATAACCAAATTGAAAGCTGGTAAATCTATTCCTACTGCTATAAAGGAGTTTAAACCTGAGGCTGTGAAAGAATTAGGTAGAAACGCATTTAACAAGTTTAAAATTGGTGTTACAATGACTGCTGAACAAGCAGATGATTTAATTTCTAAAAGCAGTAGACTTACAAAAATAGCAGCTTCTCCATATTTTACTGGATTCTTCAAGTTGTTGGGTATACTTGGCATAAATGTTGCATTGTACAAAACATATATTATAAATTATGATCAAGTAGCATCTACTCCAGATTCTGAATTTGAAGGTGGCGCCGCAGAAAAAGAAGAGTTGTTAGATGTTATAACTGGTTTGTTTGTTTCACAAGTCATTCTAGTTACATCTATGGCATTTAGAGTTATAAGAGTTGTAACACTTGTAAACCTTATACGTACTCCTATTAGAGCAATGCAATTAGGCGCTGCTGCTTCTGGAGTTGGCACTGTGCCAAGTTTGATTACAATGATTGTGACTGAAGCAGCATTTTGGGGTGCAACATATTTGTTAACTAGACCAGGTGTGCAAATGAAATTAGCAGAATACATAGCAAGTGTTGGCGCTAGTGTGTTCTTTGGTGCAGTAGGAGCAGCAGCAGATACAATTGCAGTTTCACTTAATGCAGCTACAAATGGTGCTTTTGGTGGAGCGACTTTGAGAGATGCATTGACATTTAAAAAAGGCGTAAAGAAAATGCCAACTGGTACTGCATACGCATCAAGTGAATGGGCAAAATTAGCATTCCAAGATATGATTTTTCCTCCGGATATGGAAAAAGTAAAAGTTCCTTACCTATTGTTAGGTGACAGAACTGGTGCAATATACGATGCATTAGAAATTGATCCTAGCCAAAGACCATCTGCTGCATTGAAACCAAAACCGATGTCATCTCAACAACTTGGACAGCTAAGTGATTATGTATTTGCCTATACACCAGAAATGGCAGATCGTCTCAAAGACACACACGAACTTGTTGCTGTCAGTGATAGAATGGGAGCAAGACCAGGTGGTGAGAATCAAGAGCTGTATCTTGCTCCTACACCACAAGCATTGGCAAGTGCCGCAGGACCAGAAGGTGTTTCTATTCCAATGCCAGATAATCGTATATTAACTAGAACAGGTGCTAAAATTGAAAGAGATACAACACAGGATCCTACACAAGATCCAATTGTAAAAACTGCAACTGATGCCATTAATGCTGCTAATACTACTAATCAATCACAAGCTGATGCAGCAATGGGGCCTAGATAATTACAGCAATGGCATTTTAGCATTCTTGGTATTTTCAATATTGTCTTTTACAATTTTAGATATAATTTCTTGATCTTCCATATCGGTATCGTATAACAATGTTTCCACAGAGACACCACCTCTCATATACCAACTGAGTCTATAGATAGTGTCTTTTATTCTTTTTATATCATTCTCAAATTCATTGGCTAATTCTTCTATAGCACTATCATCTAAATAGATTAGCCTTTTGCGAAAAAATCTGTTTGATCTATTGTGATACGTATTTTATTTTCAGCATCACAGGCAGTACATTTAACAGTTTCTTCTGGTAACAGCCACGCTTCGTATTGTTTGTCTATATGTGCTTTAATTGCTTTGAACATATCAACATCATAGCTTTCGATGAATTCATAAATTGCTTTTTTGTCCTTTTCAACTTCACCTTCAACTTCAATGCTGTTAATAGAAAGCAATATTGATTTCATATTCATTTTTGCAATTGATGATAAAATTTGATCAGTAGCCTTTGATTTTTCATCTTCGTCTACAATATTTGGTATCTGTATAGATAATGCTCGTTGATAACCAACTGACTCTTTTTGTAAGTCTGTATAATCGGTATATGTTAAAGGAACAAAATTAATTTTGAAATCATTGTACATCATACTATCATCAAATTCTAATCTGTTCAAATACTCAATATACTTTGAAATATCAACTTCGTATTCATTTTCTTCGTTACATTTTCTGCAACGTTGACCAATTTGCATTTTTGGACCATAGGTTGCTAAACGTATTGACAACAATAAAGCATCTACATCTAAGGTTACCAAACTAAATGGTTTAAGTATAGAAGGGATACAACTTTGTATATTTTTTGCAGTTGCTTGCCCATTTATTAATGCATCAGGTGTCCTATAAAGTATTTCGTCATTAGCAGTCATACTAAAAACTGCTAAGTTTGAATACGAATCTTCATACAACACATTATTGCTATAATATTTGCCTTTACTAGGCAAATCTATATAGATTTTTGGCTGTCTTGTATATTTTTTGAGAGGGCTTTCGTTTTCCATAATAATTCCCTAGGTAAATACTAGTATAGAATATTTATAAACCAAAAATTGTAGGAGTATGTCTTTTGGCTACTAATTTAGAAGAATTAATGACTGGTAGCGGTAATGCCTTAGCTTTCTTAGGCAGAGAAGCAAAAAGTGCAGGAAATTCAGTAGTAGGACTTGCTGGTAACTTGTTATCAGGTAGTATGAAACTATCTGATTACAGTAAAGCATTAGATACAAATACAAAAATATTAGGTAACCTTGGTAAAGTTGTAAATGCGTTAACAATGTTTGCTGAAAACAGTTTAGCAGAATATCAAAGTTTAACAGGCATAGGTGCAAGTTTTGGCAAGCAAATGACAGAAATAAAAATTGCTGCTGCTGAATTTGGTATGACTGTTGAAGATATGACCAAACTGTTAAAAGACAACACAGAAGGGTTAAGCGCATTTGGTGGTACAACTGACCAAGCAATCAGTAGATTTAGACAGTTTAGCAGTAGTGTTTTAGCCAGCGATGTAGGAACTAATTTACGTAGATTAGGTTTTACTGTTGAAGATATAAATGAAAACTTGTTGACTTATGCAGAAATTGCTGAACAAGATAATCAATTAGAACGCAGTGTAGGTAGAGATAGAAATGCTAGTGCATTAGAGTTTGCAAAAGAGTTAGATGCGCTGAGTAAACTAACAGGCAAGCAACGTGAAGATCTTGCAGATCAAATGAAAGAAGCAAGACGTCAAGGCGATGTGCAAGCATTCCTAACAGGACAAAGTGCTGATGCAAGTGAAGCACTTACTACAGGACTAACAAAAATTAGTTCGACTATGGGACCACAATTTTCTGAATTGTTCAAAGACTTGTTGATACGTGGTGCTCCTACTACAGACGACACTAGACAAGCATTTGTTGCATTAGGTGATAGTGCTGATGAATTTCAAGCACAAGTAGATGCATTTAGACAGGGTATGAATACAAATGACTTTAGTGCATTTGATCAGAGTATATCAAATACACAAGCTGCCTTTACAGATTATTTGAACACAGAAGAAGCTAGACAAATTGGTATGTTGGGCAACTTGACAGGCATAAGCCAAGCACAAAATCAATTGAGAGAAGATTCCTATGTGTTTGCAAATAGACTGAACGCAGCAGGCGCTGCTGCTGAAGATACACTTGTTAAACTACAAAGAATTACTGCTGAAATAGAAAAACAACAAGAAATACAAATGAGTGCAGCAGATACAAAAAATCTTATAGATGAAACTATTAGGTTAAACGAAGCCACACAAAAAATGGTACTTGCAACACAACAAACAGCACTTAAAAACTTAGAAGAAATGGGCGTAAGTGCATTACAAAAAGTACAAGCCGCAATGCCTAGTGTAGGCGAAATTACAAACAATCTTGGCGGTGTAGTTGATAATTTATTTAGAGCATCTGAGAACGTATCAAAAGTCTACGAAGAAGGTACGATGGCATTTGAAAATATGACAAATCAGCACATAGGTAACGTTGAAAATATGACAGTGGGTGATACAGGTGTAGCAACAGGTGATGATGTCAAAGAAACTGCTGAAACATTATCTACAGAACTTACTGCTGCAAGAAAAGAAGTAATGGATACCGAACAAAAAATTGCACAGTTACAGTTTAGACAAACAGAAGCTACCCTTGCAGGACAATCACAACAAGCTCAAGCTATAGCAGCAGAAATAGATCAAATGCAAGCAGAACTTTCACAAGCAATTATAAAGACAGGACAAGCATTTACAAAGGCTAGAATAAACGATTATAAAACTAGAGGGTTCACAGGTAGAGGATTTGCTGACGGTGGGTATATTAGATCAGGCGAAATTGGAGTAACAGGTGAAATGGGTCCAGAACTTATTTCTGGTCCTGGTAATGTGTTAAGCACAGAAAATACACGCAATTTAGTTACAGCAATGCGCGGATTACGTTCACAGATTGACAATAATGCCACTTCGTCGTATAATAGTGACACTAATGCGATAAGTAATAGTATCACAGATACAATGGTTTCTATGCTCGAAGGAAAATTAAACACACAAAATTCATTATTAGAAAGTTTATTAAGAGTTGAAAGTGGCGCTGCTGACACTAGTAAGAGACAGTATAGAGCTACAAAAGGATTGAGCGGAAATATGTTAAAAGGAATAGGCACGTGAGTTGGAAGAAATTTTTTACACCAGTACCAACACAAAGTAATGCAAATGGCAGTTATAGTCCATTTAGTATGAAAGGACAAGCTGGTCCAGGTCCAGCCGCTGCAAATTATAGTTCACATTTGCCAGATGTATATGTTGGTTCGCCTAATCGTATCGAACGCTACAATCAATACAATACAATGGATAGCGACAGTGAAGTAAATGCTGCACTTGATATCCTTGCAGAGTTTTGTTCGCAAAAAGCCAAGGATAATGACACACATTTTAACATCAATTTTAAGAAACAAGCAAATAATTCTGAAGTAAAGATTTTAGGAGAGTACCTCAAGCAATGGTGTAAGATACAACAGTTTGATACACGTATGTTTCGTATTATCCGTAATTCTTTCAAGTACGGTGATCAATTTTTTATTAGAGATCCAGAAACACAAAAATGGTTTCATTTAGATCCAAGTCAAGTAACAAAGATAATTGTTAACGAAAGTGAAGGCAAAAAGCCTGAACAGTATGTTGTGAAAAATTTAAACTTTGCATTTGGTCCTTTAGAAGCAACACCGTTGAACACACAAAACAGTTATGGTCCAGGCGGAACAGCTGGTTATCAAACAATTAGCCAAAAAGCAGCCACTGGTTCAGCAACACCACCATCTGGATCAAGTAGATGGCAAAGCGACCAAAGTGAAACGTTTGTTGATGCTAATCACGTAATACATTTGAGTATGAGCGAAGGATTAGATCAAAACTTTCCTTTTGGCAATAGTTTACTAGAAAGTATTTTTAAAGTATACAAGCAAAAAGAATTGCTTGAAGATGCGATTATTATCTATCGTGTACAACGTGCGCCTGAGCGCAGAGTATTCTACGTTGATGTGGGTAATATGCCTTCACACCTTGCTATGCAGTTTGTGGAGCGTGTTAAAACGGAAATACATCAAAGACGAATCCCATCCAAGACAGGTGGCGGAACGAATGTCATAGACTCGTCATACAACCCACTGTCAATCAATGAAGACTACTTTTTTCCACAGACTGCTGAAGGACGTGGCTCTAAGGTTGAAACACTGCCTGGTGGTACTAATTTAGGAGAGATTGATGATCTCAGATATTTTACCAACAAATTGGTTCGCGGCTTGCGTATACCTAGTTCCTACTTGCCTACTGGTGCCGACGACGGTGCATCACAGTACAATGATGGACGAGTTGGTACAGCATACATTCAAGAGCTAAGATTTAACAAGTATTGTGAAAGACTTCAAGGAATGCTTGAAGAAGTATTCAATACAGAATTCAAATTATATCTAAAAAACAAAGGTGTAAACGTTGATTATTCAATGTTTGACTTAGATCTTACACCGCCACAAAACTTTGCTGCATATAGACAAGCAGAACTTGATAACAACAGAATTAGTACATTTAGTACAATTCAAGCAGTTCCATTTATGTCAAACAGATTTGCATTAAAACGTTTCTTAGGACTCAGTGATGAAGAGATTGCCGAGAATGAACGCTTGTGGATGGAAGAAAATCAAGATAACTTAGATGCGGCAGCACAGCAACCTGAAATGGGTGCAGCTGGATTGTCTGGAGCAGGGTTAGCAGATGACTTTGGTGGACTTGAAACCGAACTTGGTGACGCAGGAGATGCAGTAGATGCAGGTGATGGCGAAGCACCAGAGACTGCAACAGGCGATGATATTGGAGGAGCAGCAGAGGCAGAACCAACTGACCAAACTGTATAAATAATACTATGATACTTAGAGAACTTTTTTACTTTGACAAAGACAACCTAGAACCAATTGAAGATTTAACCTATAGTCCTTCTGACGATACAAGTGTGTTAAAGATTGACGATTCAAGGAAAACTAGGCTTTCTCTAAGAGATATTAATAAAGCTCGTAAAGCTGCTGAAAGTCACCAAAAAGATACAGTTCAAGAGCTTGAAAAGGTTAAACAAATGTACGGATTGGCTGCACAAGCAGCAGCGGCAGTTTAACAAAAGGTGACTAGTGTCAAACAAAAAAGTAGCATTTGTGCTTGGAAATGGTACAAGTCGTAAAATTATCAACCCGTTTGATTTAAAACAGCACGGAAAAATATATGGATGTAATGCAATATTTAGAACATTTGCACCTGACTATTTGGTTGCTGTTGATACTAAAATGATAATTGAAATACAAAAAAGCAATTATCATCACAAACACGAAGTATGGAGCAATCCAAACAAATTAACCAAGCAAGATCCTAACATAAACAAATTCAACCCAAATAAAGGTTGGAGTAGTGGACCTACTGCTTTACATATGGCAAGTATGCACGATAATGCCGAAATTTATATTTTAGGCTTCGATTATGTTGGATTAGGCAAAGACAATGAACTTGTAAACAATATATATTCAGGCACAAAAAACTATAAAAATATTAATGATAGAGCCACTTATTACGGAAATTGGCAGCGTCAAACTATGGCCTGTATAAATCAATTTGTAAGGACTAAATACATTCGAGTAACGGAAAATGAGGAAAGCTATATACCGGATACGTTAAAAGATTGTAAAAATTTAAAACATATTACAATTGATAATTTTATGGATTTTTTTGGGATCACACCATTAAAATCTTAAAATACGCTGTTTTGACCCCATTTTAAGCGTATATTTTCGAAAAAGTGTAAATATAATAGACAGCCTTGTAAAGATAACTAAAGGAGATAACAATGACTGAGCACAATAAGTTTGAAGAAATGCTTGAGCATCTTGTTAACGAAGATCGCGAAAAAGCAGCAGAACTTTTCCACGAAATCGTGGTTGAAAAATCAAGAGATATTTACGAATCACTATTAGAAGACGAAGACGAAGCAGTTGAAGAAGCTACTGACGAAGAAGTAGATGAAGCAACAGACGAAGAAGTTGATGAGTCATCTGAAGATGATTTAGACGAAGCTACTGACGAAGAAGTAGAAGAGTCAGAAGAAGCAGTAGAAGAAGAAGCCACAACTGAAGACGAAGTTGAAGAAGGCATCTTTGACGAGCCAGCAGTAGAAGCTGACCCAGCAGACGATATGATGGGCGACATTGAAATGCCAGGAATGGATGATGAAGCACCAGCAGACGATATGGGAATGGGCGACGACGAAGGCGACGAAGAGCTTGAAGATCGTGTAATGGATCTAGAAGACGAACTAGAAGCATTAAAAGCAGAATTTGAAGCAATGATGGACGATGAAGCACCAGGAGATGACGACGGTGACGAAATGCCTATGGATATGGATTCAGAAGAAGGCGACGATGAAGAAAAAGAAGAAGAAGCAATCGCTTTTGAAGAAACTGACGAAGAAGTAGAAGAAGCTACTGATGAAGAAGTAGAAGAATCAACTGTTGCTAAGTCAGAAACAGAAATTATGCGTGAATACACTGACAAAGTGTCAATGACCGCAGGCGACAATGGCGCAAATGCAAAATCACCAGTAGCTGGTGCAAATGATATGGGCGGAGACGCATCAAACATTGCAGCAGGCGGTGAAGAGTCAGGAATGACACCTGCAAAGCCAAAAGAAGATGCCGCTGGTAACGTAAACGTTCCTGGTGGAAAAGCTGGCAAACCAATGGCAGCAAAAGCCCCTGCAAAGGGAGACGATGGCGCAAATAAGAAATCACCTATTGGCGCATAAGGACTAAAGAATGAGACACTTAAACGAACATCTGAGTTTTGACCAGGCTAAGATTGTAGTTGAGTCTGCTAATGATGGCAAAGACCTTTATATGAAAGGAATTTGTATTCAAGGCGGAGTCAAAAACGCCAATCAGCGTGTTTATCCCGTGAATGAGATTAGCAGGGCTGTCACCACACTCAACGAACAAATTAGTGGCGGCTACTCAGTGTTAGG